TTGGCCGATCAGCGCAAAATGACGAGAAAAATAAGTCCAAGAAGCGTCTTCAACAAGAACAAAAAAGAAAATTGAATCGTCACCAGAGAAAGCAGCTCCACGAGAGTTGAAGCGGGGGGAGTTGAGATTAAAGCGTAGAGCCATATAAGCTATGTTGTACCAGGTGTTGAAATCGTAAGTGCCAAATTCACCAGTGAAACGCATGATGGCAGAAGTGCCGAATTGAGTGTACATGTGAGTTTTGATGTAGAAATACAATTGGAAGAGATCGGGAAATTGAAGGTCGAGACGAAAATATGAAAACAAACACAGCTCAAAAGACAGGGTCTCAGCCTTACAGGACATATCATAAGAAGAGAAATCACAGGTGGAAGCGTCGGAGTCGTTAGAGTATTGTTTTGAAAAGTTGTCAAGGTCGTGAAGAGTTTTTCCACCATGAATGTAGACATTTTCGCGTTTTAGCTTATAAAGGATGGCGCGCATGTAGCGGGTGAAAGGGCCGAACTCAAACACGTTGACATCGGGGGATGTAACTAGAGGCTGACCAGGTTTGGCATTGGGCTTGAGAGGAAGAGCTTCATCCTCTTCTTCGAGACGGAAATTGCGGGCGCCAGTTTCAGCCTTAGCCTTGTGTTGCGATTTAACAAAGGCTTCCATGTAATTGCGTTGCCACTCAGGAGAGGAGCGATCGATGTTGTTCCAGATTTGAGCAATGGGCTTGTTGAGCTTGACAGCAACAGTCTGAATAATCGCAAAGGTGAAAGCTTCTTCATCGAAATCCAAAGACTCTAGGGGTAGGCCAAGGTAGGAACGAAACTTTTCAAAGAGAATGGGGCCAAGCCATTTGTTCTTCTCGAAGGAAGCGAGGTTCTCAGAGGGAGTAGCAAAATCAAAGCGAGTGTCGCGGGCGGATATGAAGAGCGTGGGATCCATCTTGGCAGATTGACGAGGGAAGAAATTAGCTTCAACGGGAAAAGAAATGCTTTTGGAATGCTCGATGAACTGAGCGGACATTTCGCCACGATAGAACAGCTCTCTCTTTTCACGCTCAAAAACAGGTTCAAGCTCAGCGCAGTCACGAGGATCACAGCCACCAGGGAGATGAGTGGGCACAGGGAAGTCAACAGGAGAGCCAGAAGGAACGGAAGGTTCAGCAGCGAAGTACTCATAGATCACGGGAGCGTTGGCGCGGAAGGAGGCAGGCAAGTAGTCAAGGCGTTCGTTGGACCAGCGGCAAAGAGC